CGTACGCGTCGGAGCCAGCCGGGGGAACGGTCGGAGCCCGGAAGCGTCTCTCCATACGGAGAGTGCTCCGGCGCCCCGCCCGGCCCGCTCTTAGCGGAGCCTCGCGGCTCCAACTCGGTGGTGGTCGGGTCTCGCGGGAGGACCAGGGACATACTGTAAAGAGGCCCTAGACGGGCCTCGACAGTATGATCTGGGTCGACCGCGTACACCCGAGGAGGCTCTACCTCCCTTTCACGGGAGAAGTACTCTACCAGGAAGCGGTCGACCAACTCCTTCGGGAGGCCCCCTGGGTTGCTCCCAGGGTACCCCTCCCTCGGGAGGAGGGCGACCACGTCCCTGAGTAGAGATTGTCTCCAGACGCGCAGCGCCCTAGTCCCGATAAGGGACAGGTACGCGGCAAGGGTTCGAGCGTCAGACCCCGGAGGGGCCTTCAGCTTGAACCCTATACCATCTGGGGCAATGAGCCTCCCCACAAACTCACCAAGCCGCCCGGCGAGCGACTTCGGCTCCGAGATCTCCAGCCCTAACAGGGTGGAGCACTCTCGGTAGGCCTCCGCCAACCTCGGGTCAGCGATCACAAGGTCGTCCCCTACTATACAGTAGGGAGCGGACCTAGGGTCGCCTCCCAGCCGAGCCCAGAGGGCCCTCACCACCGCATGGTGACTGAGGGCAAAAGCGGCGAAGGACGGGACAGTCCCTAAAGGCTGCCCGCATCGCCACTTCAACACCTCTGAGCGGGCCCCGGGGTAGGCCGCCCGAGCGGGAAGCCTCGAGACCCAGCAGAAAAGGTCCACCCACGGCCGGGCCCTGTCTGACGACAGGGACCATAGGACCGTCCGGGTGACCGGAAGGGGGAAGAGGTCCGTTGCAGAGCTGAGGTCGAAGGACCATACGGTCTTACCCGACCTCAACCACTCTGCAACTCGCTCCGCTCCCTCCGCTTGGTTGTAGGTAAAATCCTGGGGGATCTTCCTGAGCTGGGAGTATAACTCTCTCGCCCAGGGATCCAACAGGAACTGCAACCAGCGCGGAGGGGCGAAGTAGAACCTCGCCTTCCCGTCCGGTTGGACCCGACAACGCACCGCTCCGTGCGCCCTGACCTGCCCCGGCCCGGGCCGGAAATCCGGCAGGACCGGGAGCATCGGCCAGTAGGCGGGCACGGTCCCGGGGGGGTGCAGGATGAAGTCCTGCATCACCCACCAGGCGTCCCTAAATAACTCCTCACCGG